GTAGAATATTCTTGATTTCATCGTTTGTAGATTTGATTTGAAGAATTTCTCCCATTTCATTTCTAGTTGTACATTCATCTGCGTAAATGTCCAATGCAGATGCTAGAATTGGATCCATATCCATAGTGTCATAATCACGAAATAGTTCTACACGACTACTTTGATATGATAAATTGAAATCTCTTGTATATTGATTATATGAAGTTGTACGTAATCTATTAAAACGATCTCTTAAACTATTACGATCTGTAGCATATTGAATCTCATCAGTATCAATTACCTTTAATTTCTTACCGCCGATATTACGAACAATTACGTCGTTTGAAAACAAACGTTTCAAACGTGCAAATAATGAACGATTTCTTAATTCCTGAAATGATTGATCTGACATATATTATTCTATTATATAAGTATTTACAATAACCAAGTTAAACTTTCTTTTTTATTGTTTACCGTAAAATCCATCGTCTTATGATGATCAGCAATAGGGCTTACATCCTTTTGAACAGTAACAGGACTAGTAACCTTAGATATTTTAGAAATCATTGCTTTGTTATAAGCTATTTGATCGTTTCGTAGTCTAAGAGCAGTTTCACGAACCCACAAACCAATACCCATAGACATCACTAAATCGTCGTTATAACCTCTCATTGCCTCAGCTTTTGGTCCATTCCATATAAACACGTTCAATTCTTCAAACAGTCTTTTAGACTTCATAATGACTTGTTTTTGTCTGAAGAATAACTCTAAATTACTTACAATTAACGGTCTGTTTTTACTAGTAGTTGTAAATCCCGCCACCAACTTTTTATCTTGTGCGTGCAATTTGTTACTATATGTTTTTTCAACATCAACTATAGTAAGATCAGTTGCGCTATAAAATGTATTTTGGTAATCTCGGTCTATAATCTGTTGAAGTGTTCCCCAACCCACGTTATTATTTTCTACTACCAACAAAGCATTGTTATATTCGGTTGCAACACTAACCAATAGATTACCATAATCTTTGGTTGTTAGTTGCCCTCTATATTCAGCAACTTGTTCCATCGTTTCTACATCTATAACATGAAAAGCACTAAAATCTCCACCGTCTCCTCTTGCACAGTCTGCTGTTAATAGATAGTTTTTACTATAATTGGGATAATCCCATATCCATAAATCTTGATTATTACCCCGTTTTTCTACGGGATCTTTTAAATATGTTTGTTTGTAAAACTCAAGAACATCCACACTTACAACTTGATTACCAGATGTACTAAAGTCACAATCACATTCTTGTGCTGCACCTTTTACACCAGACAATTCGGTCTGTTTATCTCTCCAAACTTGATCTCTTTCTGGATGCAGATGCCATGGCAATCTTATAGTCTTAAAATTATTCTTACCTTCTTCAGCTTCTACCCAAGTTTTATGGAAGAAATTACCTACACCGTTTGGAGTACTCAATATAATAGCTCTACCACCAGTAGACAGTGTATATTGAGCTGATAACCAAATTTCTTCGATGCCATCGATAAATGCAGCTTCGTCAATGATTAGTAACGATAGTGCTGATGAACGACCGGCAGTGCCAGCGGACGATACGGCTTTAATTTGCGATCCGTTCTTTAAACGAAGTGATAAACGATTGTCTTCTACACACGGTACTTTCAACCAAGATGGCAAGTTATCGTTAGCAAATCTAACTTTGGTAACGATTTCCTTCGCTGTTTCTTGGGTAATACTAATACACAGAATATTCTTATCATTGTGGAATGTCATTAACCACAAACTATAAGCTGCTGTGAGAGTACTAATACCCATCTGACGACTTTTAAGAACAATGTTTAATTGATTATCAACGAAGTCTTGTAAAGCATCTTCTTGGAATGGATACAGTTCAAATCCAACTGTACCTCTAATAGGATGTTGGATTTTAACGTATTTTTTCATGAAGTATATAGGATCTTCTATACACTTCTTATACTCACTTCTTATTATTTCTCTTAGATTTGGCTGACTCATATTTCTCTTCGTAATCCTTGATTTTAGCATTAATCTCTGCCAATCCCTCGTTGATTTTCACTAAATCGTTGGTTACATCTTCAAGTATTTTTGTATAATCTTGTACGCCTTCCCATCTTTCAAACGAACCGTCTTCTTCCAAGAACTCAACAGGTTTACCTTGATTTTCTTGGCAAAACTTTTGACTTTCTTCAAACTTTTTCTTATAGTCTTCTAAAATACTACGTTCATTTTTAAGATCTTGAAGTTCATTATAAACTTCAAACATTCCCATCATTTTCAATTCGGTTTGAAAGTTAATAAAACAGTCGTAACAATATCCTGTCTTTGGCCAAACTCTATCATCTAAATAATTGCCCCAACGAACATCCATCTTACAACATTTACAACGTTGTTCGTTAATAATCTTAGCACGTTTTGAAATTCTACGTTTGCTTCCATTTTTCCACACCCACTTGTGTCCGTAACTATCCTCCCATTCATCACCTTCTTTGCGTTTATTGTTCTCCAAATTGGGATCATAACCAACTTGTACGAATGGACGATTACCTTCTAGGTAATCTTTAACGATACCCAGATTACTTTTACCTGATGCTCTTTTCATAACAAATATGTATTTATTTTATTTCTTAAACTTACTTTCAAGGCCTTTTATAATAAAACTTCCTGTAATTTTGAAAGGATTACCATAAATACTTGAGTCTCTTATAACTATACCTTCGTGTTTATCTAAATCTCCAATTTCACTGGTAGCATTTTTTAATATTTCATCTCCCAATTTAATTGTAGCTAAATAAACGATTGTATCATTAACAATTTTATTTACATCTTGACCGGAGAAATCTTTTGATATATCTTTACTATTACTTGCCTGAATAAACTGTTCTCTAGTAATAAGTGGAGTTTGTATTTTAACAGTTTTCAACCAATCCTTAAGTGATTTAGTCACAGGTGTACTTGTAGGATACAATGTAATTGGCTGTGATAAAACACTCGCTAGTTTTGGTTCCGATTTAAAAGTAGTATCAACACTACCCAATACCTTAAAACCATACTTCATAGCAACCTTATTTAATTTGTTTATATAAGATTGCATTACATTTTTATCGTAAGGAATTTCAGTAGCTACTCTTGATTTAACACTGCCATCTTTACCGAATGTTTTTGGTTTGATTTCTTTTAATCCGTGAATAGCTAAAAAATTACCAATGTCACCATACCCCACAACGTTTGTTGTGCCTTCTACGTATTCAATATTAAACAATATATTTGGATTGTCTAATAATCCCAATTTTTTCAATTCTGTTTTTGTAGTGGGAATTGCTTCATCAAAAATATTAATTACTTTTGTACCAATATTGATGAATCCGTGTCCTGGTTCAAATCGACTTGACAAATCTTCGGGTCTCATTCCCTTAATATCAAGTGGTTTAGCACTACCACGATCCATTACAAATTGTCCATTTACCATTCGAATGCTGGCATTTACACCATCAATCTTTACACTTCCGGCTCCTTGTTTTAAGGATTTAACAGATTTAACAAATACGTCAGCTAGTTTGGCACCTGTATTGACAAAATCAAATGGATGTGCCATATGACCGCCGGCGCCACCTTCTTGTATTACTTCGTTCAAAATGTTATTCAGCTTTATCATATGGTTTTAAAAATGTTTTATCAAATACTCTAATTGCTTTGTCATAAGAACGTTTAGTTTCGTCTGTATCATCTTGTGTAAATTGCCAGTTCCAAAACAATTGATCGGGCGTTTGAAATTTGTAATAATCACCCAACACGAATTTTTGCGTATCTACGACTTGTTTACCGTGCCAGTTTTGTCCGACTGCAATAAATCCAGCGTCAATGTCTTTTACTACATTCTTTTCACCCAATGTAGAGTGTCTATTCTCAATCCAAGTTAGTCTTTCAATTAGTTTCTGATAATAACCATTGGCTTGACCCCATCTAACACTTGCAAAGAATACAACACAGTCACTCTGAAACAACTCTTTGGTAATCTTCCAAAGTTCGTCATTTTTATTATTTAAACTGGCCCAACAACGATGATTGCCACTTGGGTTTTTATCATCATCTTTGAGTAAAGCTCCTTTTACACCACAATGATTTCCATCATATTTTAAATTACTACTTACATTACCTTCACATGGAGCTATATTTAAACTAGGTACTTCAATTAGTGTTACCTTTTCTTTACCTAATAGTTCTTGTATTTTAATAGCTAATTGTGTACTTTTGGGAACATCGTCTTTGTGCTGA